GGGCATGGCGTCGTCGACAACCTGATCACCGCCGGATTCCCGGTCGTCCCGGTCATCGCCAGCGACCCGGCGCTCAACAAGCGCTACAAGAACCGGCGCGCGGAAATGTGGCTGAGCATGGCCGAGTGGGTGAAAGGCGGCGGCGCGCTGCCGCCGATTCCCGAGCTCGTCGCCGAGCTCACGACGCCGACCTACACGTTCCTCGGGGGCAAGCTCGTCCTCGAGCCCAAGGACCAGGTCAAGCAGCGCCTAGGCCGGTCGCCGGATCTCGCCGACGCGCTCGCGCAGACCTTTGCCCTGCCGGACATGCCGAGCGAGCTGCTGGCGCGCCTGCAGGGGCACGGCCATGTGCGGACCGAGGGCCACCCGTACGAGGCGGCGAAGGCCGAGCAGGAGTTCAATCCGTACGAGGAGCGATGAGGCAGTGGGTGGCAGGACAGGAGACCTGCCTGGCCTGCGGCACGACGGGCATGGTGCTGGCGGCGGTCGAGGACATGACGCGGCGGCACGTCCGGCCGCGGACCTGCGAGGCGTGCGGCGCGCGGGCGGCGCGCGTGCAGGTCTATCACGACGCGGCGCTCTGGCCCGAGGCGTTCGCGCTCGTGCAGTACGGGGAGGCGTGCCGGCGCCTCGGCATCGTCGACCAGGCGCTCGGCTGCCGGCAGCAGTGACGGAGGGACCATGAGCATCGTCGACGAGATCCTCGAGACGCGGCGGGCCGGCCGTGCGGCCGTCCGCTCGGCCACGGTGGGCGACATCGACCGCCTGGTCGCGATGGGCCGGCGGTTCATCACCGAGACGCCGTACGGCGCGCTGCTGACGCCGAACGAGGCGACCATGCGTCAGGCCGCCGAGGTCGCCGTCCGGCACGGCGTCACGCTCGTCGCGGAGGTCGGCGGCGTCGCCGTCGGCATGCTNATCGCCTTCCCGATTCAGGACCCGTACAGCGGGGAGTGGCTGCTCGACGAGGTCGCCTGGTGGGTCGAGCCGGAGTACCGGCGCGGGACGCTCGGGCCGCGCATGCTCCGCGTGCTCGAGCAGATCGCGCGGGACCGTGGTATCANGTCNGTGAAGATGATTGCGCCGGTCGGCACCGACGTCGGCCGCTACTACGAGCGGCACGGGTACCGGGCGGTCGAGACCACGTATCTGAAGAGGCTCGAGTCATGGGATGGGGCACAGCCTTGACGCTCGGCGCGCTGGCGGGCACGGCGCTGCTCGGCCGCCGGCGTCGAGATGATCCGTTTGCCGGCTTCCAGCCNGCACCGGCGAGCATCCCGCAGGCGCAGACGCCGATGCCGCAGCCGACGACGCCGACCGTCGAGGCGCCGGCGCCGCCGACGCCGGCGCTGCAGGCGGAGAGCCAGAACATCGCGCAGGCGCGCCGGCTGGCCGCGCGCACGCGCCGCCGGGCGCAGGCGGGCAGCGCCGGGCGCGTGACGACCGGCACGCCGTCGGCCGCGCAGCGGGCGATCCGGCCGGTGCTGCAGCCGGCAACCTTGCTCGGATACTGACACACTACCGATCGCGCTCGGCTGCGGAGTCGCGACCGCAGCGACGAGGGTCGCCCGAACCCGCGCGACGACAACGGGCCGCACAGGACTTCGGGGCCTGGCTGATCGCGGTAGGAGCNGCGTTGCAGTCAGGCCCTGTGTCTTTGTGCGGCCCGGCGGCTTCTCGAGACGCCGATGGCCGGACCGATCTACAGCCCGACCCTGCGCGAAGCGCTCGGCTCCCGCGACTTCTACCAGCGGCTGCGGACGGCGCTGTGGTCGGAGCGTGCGAGCTTCGACGCGCACTGGCGCGAGCTGGCGGATTTCTTTTTCCCGCGGCGCACGCGGTTCTGGGTGGGCGACCGCAACCGGGGCGACCGGCGCAATCAGAACATCATCGACTCGACCGGGCGGTTCGCCGCGCGGACGCTGCAATCCGGCCTGCACGCCGGCCTGACGTCGCCGGCGCGGCCGTGGTTCAAGCTCACNACNCCGGACCCGCAGCTCGCCGAGCGCCCGGCGGTCAAGGAATGGCTGCACCTGGTCACGCGCCGGATGCAGATCCTCTTCGCCTCGTCGAATCTCTACAACACGCTGCCGACGGTCTACGGTGACATGGGCGTGTTCGGCACCGCCGCGATGGCCGTCCTGCCGGACGAGGACGACCTCTTCCGGTGCTACGCCTACCCGGTCGGCAGCTACGCCCTCGCGGTGGATCGACGCGGGCTCGTGCGGACGTTCATCCGCGAGTACGAGCTCACGGTCGCGCAGGTCGTCGAGGAGTTCGGCGTCATCCGCGGCTCCCGCGACATCGACTGGTCGCGCCTGTCGCACACCGTCAAGAGCCTCTGGGACCGTGGCGAGTACACGCAGCCGATCCCGATCACCTGGGTGGTCTGCCCGAACCCGTACGCGGACGAGACGCGCCTCGAGGCGCGCTTCAAGCGCTTCGCGAGCTGCCACTTCGANACCGGCGAGTCNCGCGACGGCCGCTTCCTGCGCGAGTCCGGCTTCGACACGTTCCCGATCCTCGCGCCGCGGTGGGAGGTCACCGGTGAGGACGCCTACGGCACCGACTCGCCGGGCATGACGGCGCTCGGCGACGTCAAGCAGCTCCAGGTGATGCAGCGCGAGAAAGGGAAGGCCATCAAGAAGCAGGTCGACCCGCCGCTCAAGGGCTCGCCGGAGCTGCGGACCCAGAAGACCTCGCTCGTCTCGGGCGACATCACGTACGTGACCGACCCGGCGCACAATCTCGCGCCGGTCCACGAGGTGCACCTCAACCTGGCGGACCTGACGCGCGACATCGCCGAGACGCAGTTCCGGATCGAGCGGGCGTTCTTCGTCGACCTGTTCCTGATGCTGACCGCCGACCGGCAGCTCGGCGCGGACCGGCCGACCGCGCGCGAGATCGAGGAGCGGCACGAGGAAAAGCTGCTCGCGCTCGGACCCATCCTCGAGCGCACGAACGACGAGCTCCTCGACCCGCTCATCGATCGCGTGTTCGACCTGATGCAGCGCGAGGGCCTCGTGCCCGAGCCGCCCGAGGAGCTCGAGGGCGTCAACCTCCGCGTAGAGTACGTGTCGATCCTCGCGCAGGCGCAGAAGCTCGTCGGCGTCGTCGGGCAGGACCGCTTCGTCGCCGCGGTCGCGCCGCTCGCCGAAGCCTTCCCCGAGGTCCGGCATAAGGTCGACCCGTTCCGGATCGTCGACAACTACGCGGACATGCTCGACGTCGACCCGACCATCGTCCGCACCGACGACGAGGCACGCGCGCGGGTCGAGCAGGACGCGCAGGCGCAGCGCGCGGCGCTCGCCGCCGAGCAGCTCCAGACGCTCGCCCGCGCGGCGAAGGACGCGAGTCAGACGCCGATCGGGCAGGACTCGGCGCTCGATCGCGTGCTCGGCGGGCCCGTCGGCTCGCCGCCGGCGGTCATGTAAGCGATGGCGCAGCGACCGTATCAGCGCAACGCCGCCGACCCGCGGCAGATTCGCTTCGCCGCGCGCAAGGCGAAGCAGCGCGAGGCTCGCTTCCATACGGCGCTCCGCGCGGTCCTGCAGACGATCGAGGGCCGCATCGTCATGACGGAGCTGCTGCAGCGCGCGGGCGTCAACCGATCGGTCTGGGATCCGTCGGCCCGCATTCACTACAACGCCGGCCGGCAGGACTATGGGCACGAGCTCATGGCGACCATCCTCGAGGTCGACGAGCAGGCGTTCCTCAGGATGCAGGCCGAGCACCGCGCCTGGCTGAAGCAAGAAGANCGAGAGGTCGCCGCGCACCAGACCGCGTCGGCGACGGAGGAGCACGATGGCAGGACAGACGACTGACGCGACCGCGCAGGCGACCACCGAGAGCGGCGCGGCGGCGCAGAGCGCCGCAGCCGGCNCAGCGACCAGCGAGGCCGGCACACCGCAGCCGACGGGCGGCACGCCCGCGGCGCAGGGCGGCGCACAGACCGCCGCCGAGGGCGGCCAGCAGCCGGCCGCCAACGCAAGCACGGCTCCCGCATCGGACGGTGCGCAGGCCGGGCAGTCGGCCGACTCGGGGCAGCAGCAGGCCGAGTCGAAGGTGCCCGAGCGCTACACCTTCACGGTGCCGGAGGGCGGCGCCGCGTTCGTGGACGACGCGGTGCTGCAGCGCCTCGAGCAGATCGCGCGGGCCTCGGGCTGGAGCCAGGAGGACGCGCAGGCGGCGCTCGAGGAGCACGTCGTCACCATGCAGGCCCTCGCCGAGGAGTACCGCGCACAGGCGATGGCCGATCCCGAGTATGGCGGCGACCGGTTCAACGAAACGCAGCGGCTCGCGCGGAAGGTCATCGACCGGGTTCGCCCGGCCGGCCATCCGCGACACGAGTCGTTCCTCCGCTTCCTGGCGCGGGGCGGTGCGGGTAATCACATCGAGGTCCTCAGCTTCCTGGCGGACCTCGGCGCATTGATGGGCGAGGACGCTCCGCCGCGCGGGCGCGCGGCAGCGGCCGGCGTGGTCGACGCAGCCACGAAGCTGTACGACCATCCGACGTCCCAGGCCGCGGGCTGACGCCGCCCATCGGTACGGGAGGCATCCCATGTTCCTGAGACTGTGCGTGTTCATCGTGGTCGCCGTGCTGTGCGTCGGCGACACGCTCTCAGCCGCGACGCTGGCGCCGGTCGTGACCGACGCCGCGCCGTGGTCGCTCGACCCGGGCGTCCTGCTGCTCACCGGGGCCGTCGGCGTCGTGCTCACGCCGACCGCGCTGACGCTCGCCGATTGGGCGAAGCGCCTCGATCCGGACGGCAAGGTGCCGACGATCGTCGAGCTCCTCAGTCAGACCAACGAGATCCTCGCCGACATGCTCTGGCGCGAGGGCAACCTGCCGACCGGGCACCGGGTGACGATTCGGACCGGCCTGCCGGCGGTCTACTGGCGCCTGCTGAATCAGGGCGTCCCGCCGAGCAAGAGCACGACCGCCCAGGTCGACGAGCAGACCGGCATGCTCGAGGCCTGGTCGGAGGTCGACAAGGATCTCGCCGAACTCAACGGCAACGTCTCGGCGTTCCGGCTGTCCGAGGCCCGCGCGTTCATCGAAGCGATGAACCAGGAAATGGCCTCGACGCTGTTCTACGGCAACGGCGGCCTGGCGCCCGAGGAGTTCACCGGCCTGGCGCCGCGCTACTCGGCGATCAGCGGCGCGAGCAACGCCGATAACGTGCTGTCCGCCGGCGGGACGGGCAGCACCAACACGTCGATCTGGCTGGTCGCCTGGGGCGAGGATACCGTGCACGGTATCTTCCCGAAGGGCAGCAAGGCCGGTCTCGTGCACGAGGACTTCGGGCTCGAGACGGTCGAGGTGAGTGCCGGCATCGCGGGTCACCGCATGCGGGCGTACCGCGAGCGGTACCAGTGGAAGGCCGGTCTCGTCGTCAAGGACTGGCGGTACGTGGTACGCATCGCCAACATCGACGTCACCGCGCTCAACAGCCCGAATCCGCCGGACATCATCGGGTTGATGGAGCAGGCCGACGAGATCATCCCGAATGATCTCGGGCGGCGCGTGTTCTACATGAACCGGCGCGTCTCGCGCTACCTGCGGCGCTTCGTCCGCAAGGACGTGCAGGCCGGCGGCGGCCTGACGTTCGAGAACTTCGCCGGCCGCCGCGTGATGATGTTCGGCAACGTGCCGATCCGTCGCGTCGACGCGCTGCTCAACACGGAGGCGCAGGTCGTCTAAGCGGCGACCGACCGCGAGCACACGGAAAGGAGTCGAGTCATGTATCTGGACGCGCTCGGGCTGGTCAGCCAGAAGCAGGCCGTTACGACGACCGCCGCGTCGACCAACGTCATCGACCTCGGCGACGTCACGCCGACGCGCGAGATCGGGACGGGCGAGCCGCTCGGCTTCGGCCTGGCGGTCGACGTTGCGGCCGACGGCGCCGACGGCGACGAGACNTACGAAGTGCAGATCATCCAGTCGGCCAACGCGGATCTCAGCGCGCCGACGGTGATNGCCACGTTCCCGTTCTCCGCGGCGCAGCTCACGGCGGGCGCGCTGTTCTTCCTCGCGATCCCGCCCGGGTTCCCGACACAGCGGTACCTCGCGCTGCAGTACGTCGTCGGCGGCACGACGCNGAGCGTCACGCTCACGGCCTGGCTGACGGCGCGCGACCTGTTCAGCGTCGCGGCGAGGGCGTACGCGAAGGGCTACGAGGACTAACGGGAACGCTCACACCACCGACCACCGCCGGCGCTGGTCGTGCCCGGAGCGCGACCGGCGTCGGCGTGCACGCATCACCTCGAGGAGGAGTGCATGGCATCCGCAGCACCCGCGAAGGCACGGAACGCGCGCGCGCCGAAGGCGGCACCGGCCGGGCCCCGCGGACCGGCCACGCCGGCCAGCGCACCGCGCACCCGCGGTATCCGCGTCCGCGCGACGCAGCTCGGCTACTACGACCACGTCCGGCGCCGGCCGGGTGACGTGTTCACCATCCGCAGCGAGCAGGAGTTCGCGTCGGTCTGGATGGAGAAGGTGGACCCGCGCACGCCTGAGCGCGTAACGACCGCGGCCAACGCGCTGCGCGAGGAACACGAGCGGCTGCGCGCGCTGAAAGAGCAGGGCAGCCCGATCGTTGGCCCCGACGACGTGCCGGACGACCTCGACGAGGGCACCGACAACCCGCTGGGCGCCGAGTAACCGCTCGGCGCCGTCGGGCGCACGAGCGGGAGTGCGGGATGGCGATCTTCGACACGAAAAAGACGGTCTTCCTGACCTACTACATCGTGCTCACGGACCCTGAGAAGGTCCGCGAGTACCAGTCGCGGCAGTGGGTCCCGTCGCCGAACGTCCCGCCCGGCGTCGTCAACCGCGCGATCTACAACCCGGGTCCGCCCGAGGGCGGCGCGGCGATCGAGTTCGGGGCGCCATGGCGCGGCTATCGCCAGCCCGCGCTCAGCGAGGCGCCCTACACCTGGACGCCGTGGGAGACCGGCGTCGACCCGTACTCAGGCCCGTACCCGATTCACGTTGCGACGTTCGAGCGGCGCCGCGGCGGCTTCCTCGGCATCGGCGGCGAGACCATCCGGTACTACTGGATGGGGCAGTTCGAGCTTGCCCCGGCCGCCGACGGCAGCGTGCCCGATCCCGACGGCGCGCCGGGCGAGACGATCCCGGTCGAGGATCAGGCGCCGATCCCGAAGCGGCGCTGGATCGAGGGCTTTGAGCATCCCGAAATCACGCAGCTCGGGGCCTTCGGCCTGCGCATCACGCGCGATGCCTCGCGCCACGCCGGCGGCTTCGGGCTCGCGTTCCGGGGCCATCAGAATCAGAGCGTCACGCATACCACGAACCGGTTTGACGGCGGACCCGCCCCGGACTCGTCCTGGGAGCGGTTCTACATCCGCCTGCGCCGGAAGCCGGCGGTCACGGTGCGCTTTTGGCAGGGCGAGACGGNCTCGTCGCCTGGCGTCGCGCTCGGCATCACGGCGAGCGGCCAGATCGCCGTGTTCGTGTCGCCGAACTCGGCGTCGCGGCCGACCGAACTGCATGGCACGTACGGGACGCTCGAGGAGTGGACCGGTCGGGCCGATCATCATGCCTGGCACCGCATCGACCTGATC